TTGGTCACGCGGCAGGTGCGCTAACACGCTGCCGCAACCACATTACCCCTGCGCAGCGTCAAGCCTTGGGCTTGGTGCCCAGGATCCAACCCAGATCGCCAAAGGTGTCAGCCACCGCGCCCAAGCGGGTGTTGTACTGCGCCAGGGTTTCAGCAGGGCGAGCACCTGTGTAGTAGCCACACGTCCCAACTGCCACGGTGATGCTCGAAGGCGGGGCGTCCTGCACCTCGGCGACGAACACGTCAACGGTCTCCACCGGGGCTTCGATCACCGGAGCGGGTGCCTCCTCCCCAGCGGGCTCAGCAATGTCAATGTCGAGGGGTGCCGTTTGACCGCCATCCTCTTGGGTGTCGGGGTCAGGGCTGACGGTTGCAGCAACCTTGGCGGCAGCGGCAGCTTTTTTGGTAGCCATAGGTAAACAGATGGACTGCCCCCATTGTGCCTGCGTAGACTGAGACTGTCCTTGCCTGGACTGGCGTGATGGGTGCAGTGCGGCTTTACATCGACATTGACGAAGGCAAGACCCCGCCTGTGCAGGAGCCGCATCGCTATGTCCCTGTAATTGATTGTGCGCCTGAACAGGCAGCTGCCCTTAAACGCCGCTTTCGTCGCCAAGGGTATTCCGTAACGGTCTTCCCGCTATGACTCTTCCTGTAGTTACGCCAGCGATGGCTGATGCGTACTTCTTGACGACGCCGCGTAACGCAGATTGGAATGCAGCGACAGACCATCAGATCTGGCTGAACGAGGCGAACCGCTGGCTAGGTGCGCTGTGCTTTGACGCAACCCGAGATTGCTGCGGGCGAGGCTTTGACGCTGCCTACACCGAAGCGATTAGCGAGCTAGCGCTGGCGTTAAGCAAGAGCCCGACTGCGTTGGTTGGCGGTGGCGCTTCTAGCGGCGGCGCTGCGCAACTTGTTAAGCGTCAAAGGCTAGGCGACCTTGAGGTGGAGTATCAGGCGCCAAGTGCTGGCACTGTTGTGGCGACCAAGTACGGGCCTAACTCCCCGTTAGTACTGCAGCGGTTCCCGTTTTTGGGTGATGTGATTGGCTGTTGGCTGAACGTGGCAACAGGCGGCAGCAGGATTATCGCCCGCGTAAGGAGCTGAGATGGATATCGATGCAGTCTTCCTGCCTGTCAGTGTTGAGCTGATTGACAACACGTTTCCTACTGATATTGTATATCGACGCCATAAAGACGGCAAATACGATCCATTGACGGGGGAGATAGTTTATTCGCTTATTGGGACGCTTGTCGTTTTAGCGGATTATGCGAACGCATCTGTAACATGCGACATTGGCGGCACGGGGGACTATCTCAATTCAGACGTAAGCGACGGTGCTGTAAGCATATGCGATGACCCTATGATTCCTGCGGGCACTGCAGATTACGATAACGCGGACATTCAGCCTCGATCTGCAATCGGTAGCACCAAAAACCAGTGGCAGGAGTATCCCATCAAGGCAGGCGTATTGAGCCGCAGCAGAGTGGAGGCAGGTGGTCCGAACGAGGTTTATGAAATCAGCCTTTGGGTTCATCACGGCGCTACTGGCCTTGGCTTTCTCCCGACCACAGCAGACAGCTTCACGTATGACGCCGTGGTCTGGAAGGTCGTGTCAGTGGAGCCGACCTACAGCTCGAAGTCGTTGATTGCTAGCAAGATCAAGGGGAGGAGCCACTGATGCCAACATTCAACCGACCCGAGGATTTGAAGCGCCACCTGAAGCGTGCGATGGACTCGTTCGCGGCTGAGGTGATCGTGACGGCGCAGGCTGAACTTGGCAGCGCCTCAGTGTCTCCGATCGACACCGGGAGGCTACGCAGCAGCTGGTTTGCGGCTGAGGGCAGCGCCAGCAATGAGGTGCCGCCGGAGGGCGCCAACACCCCAAACACCGACGCCCAGGGGCTCAGGGTGGATTCGAGCAAGACCTATCACCTGACATCAAACCTCCCTTACACCCAGAGCGTGGCATTGGAGGGGCATGTGGTGAGCAAGCCTGCCAACTGGTTTGTTGACTTCGTAAATGTCCGCATCCCCAAGATCCAGGCAGCTGCGGGCAAGCTGACGAAAGAGCGTTTTGAACTCTGATGGCTAGCTTCCAGGACGTTCGCGGTGCGATGGCAAAGCTGACCAGCGATGCGCTGAACAATGTCGGCGTGTTGTTCCCCGGCCAGCAAGTGTTCGACAACGTGCAGGAGACCCCGCCTGCTGACACTTACGCGGTGATTAGCATCAGCTTCCCGCAGACGGTGATCGAGGCCATCGGCTGCGAGGGCGCTGACCACATCATCGGCAGCTGCAACGTGGTGCTCTACACGCCCAAGGGTAAGGGGATGAAGCCAGCAGAGGACACGCTGCAGGCGGTGATCAAGGAATGGGTGCGGGTCAACAAGGGGATGGTTAACGAGGGCGGCGTGCACCTGAAGACGCGGAACATCAGCGGCCCGAACGCCCTGGCACCAGACCAGCGCCCGCATCAGGTGACGCAGTTGTCATGCGCTTTCACCGCTAGGGCTGCGTAGGCTGGGGAAGCCCTATGCCCCCGTAGGGTGACGCCCCCAACTGAAAATGTTGTCTCGCCACCCTTAATTAGGGGCTGGAAAAATAGCCGTCAACTGCCAAACTAGTGCCCTTACGGGCTCTGATGGTCTGATCACCTTCAAGCCTGCAGGTGTTCAGTTCTGTCTATCTGACGCGACTGATTTCCCTTCGGGTCGTTACATCACCGTTCCCGGCAACCACGATTTTCGCTCGGGCGATCCTGTGGTGTTCAAGGTTGAAGGTGCTGGTGTGCTCGACACCGCGCTGACTGCCAACACGAAGTATTTCGTCGTTGACACCAACAAAACCGCGATTGCTGTGTCCGCCACCAAGGGCGGCGTGCCGATCACTCTTGCTGGTGCTGGCGGCCAAGCCGGCTCCGGCATCGCCTCTCTGGCTGCCGCTACTGCTGGTGCGGGCTACGTCCCTGGCACCTACACCGATGTCCGCCTGGTTCAAACCGTTGGCGGCAGTAGCGTTTCCAGCGCTCGCGCCACTGTGGTTGTCCCTGCGGGCGGCGCTCTGAATGCCGGTGCTCTCACGATCACTGCGGCTGGCAAGGGCTACACCACCGGCGCTGGCACCATCTCCTTGAGTGGCGGTCGCAACGCTGCAGGCGATGCGATCGACAAGACCGCTCCCGGTACCGCATTCAGCGGTACTGCCACGCTGACAACTGCCCGTGAAAACACCACAGGACATATCAATGTGTCCTACGCTGAATATAGCGTTACCTGTATGGTTCAGGAATGGAGCTTAGATTTTTCACGCGAAAGTATTGATATCACCACCCTGCCTTGCAGTACTGGTGGTGAGGCTGACAAATACGCCAGCTTCCGTACAACCATCCCTGGTTACGCCAGCGGTTCGGGTTCGATGAGCGTCCTGTTCTCTGGTGACAACACCAGCCTGAGCAGCCGCCTGATCGCTAACTCGCTGCTGAAGTCCCAGGCCGGTGCGACGGTGAAGCTGTATGTCAACGCCATCGAAGGTGGTGGTGGCGTCATGGACGACACCCTGTCGTCCTATATCGAGGCGCCTGTCTCGCTGGAAGGTTTCTCCATCTCGGTGAACACCTCCGACGCGATTGTGGCTTCGATCAACTTCAGCCTGTCTGGTCCTCCCAGCCACCTGTTCAACCTCAGCCTCGCCTGATACAACAGGTCTGAAGACCAAGGACCTAAGCCTCGCGAAAGCGGGGCTTTTCTGTGTTTATCCTTAGTTGGTCGGTGGTGACTCCCGGCCGGGCAGTGTGGGGGGCTGATGCCCTCCTGGCCTGTCTATAGTGCTAGAGAGTCACACGAATACGCATGGCTACAGCACTTGAGCGGCTAAAGGCAGCCGTAGCGATGAAGGCTACCCGTCGCAGCATCACGCTGCCGAACGGTGATGAGTTTGAGTTTTACTCCAAGCCTGTGACCCTTGCTCAGCGAGCAAGAGCGCAGAAGACGGCGGGGAATGATAACCCTGCTGATTTTGCGCTTCAGTTACTTGTCATGCTTGCGCAGGACGAGAACGGCCAGAAGCTATTTAGCCCTGGCGACGTGGCAGAACTTCGCAATGAGTTGCCTGCCAACGTGGTTGAAGGCTTGATGCTGCAGCTACTGCAGGATGCAGAGCCCGAGGAGAGCGACGAAGCGCTCGACCCAAAATCATCCGCAAGCAGCTCGAAAAGGACAACTTCTTAGTGCTACAGCTAGTGGTAGCCGAAAAGCTTGGCTACACGCTGGCAGAATTACAAGAGCGGGCCACAGTCGAGGAGATGTTGCTGTGGTCTGCTTTTTACGAGTACCGCAGCGATCAAGAGAAGGCCGCGATCGAGAAGGCCCGTCGGCGTCGGTAGGC